GACGCTAATTTTTCATTATGGTCACAAACGTGCATTTTTCCAAAAGTATTTTGGGATTCTCAAAAATGGACATTTATAAATGTCCATTTTTCACTTTCTGAAAAAGGATTTGGAGTAAAATATCGTATTTTTGCAAGAGTGGGAACTTCTGTCCCATTCAATCCCACAAATTCTTCTAGTAAAATATTCTCAACTTTTGTATTTATAACAGACGAATTATGCAGTAGGTAAAGGAGCCAAACACAAACGAATTGAACCGAGCGAAGCAACATCATACTTGACAACCAACGGGAGATCATTCTCTAAATATATTTCTATTTGAGAGCACAAGTTGGTGCACTTGATGAAATATCCGAGATTCTTCAATGAGAATTCGCCTTGGATAATCTTGCTAGAGTCTTGCTTCAAAACAAACCCCATGCTTCCATCGGACTCGGCGCGGTGGATTTCGGCAGAAGCAAACTGGCCAGAACACTTGAAGATAAGCTCGTTGCCAACGGACTTAATCTCCAACTTGTCTGAAATGCACGACAAGTCGCGAATAATCTTTTGAAAATCTGAAGAAGGTAAGTTAATGACAGACGAAAACTTGACGTCAGGATATTCCAGCTCATCGGGTTCGGGTTCAATAAGACGGAGCTTTTGGGTCTTACATTGCTTAATCTCTCCATTCTCAAACTTGAGGGCCAAATGAGAAACGATGCCATCTACGTAATCGGCATTCTCAATGTAAATCGTCAAGGTATCGTCGTTATCAATAGAATTAATCAACTTGAACAAGTGAAACATGTTTACACCAATGATAATCTTCTCCTTTTTGCACTCGTAAAATTCAAAATTATGCGCATCCAAAAACAAATGCGCTAAAATAGTGTGCGACTTGTCCATGTTAATGATACGAATTCCGTCAGGTTGAAACGAAATGTTGGTCTCTAATAAGATATCCTTCAAGGCCGTCATTAATGTACGAAACGGGGCGATTTGTACAGTCTTGATAGTTAACACATTGTTGGTTGTCGAGGAATTTAACGCATTGTTGCTCATTATGCATTATTTTTACGCAAATCTTTAAATCCTTTCTAAAGTTTTTAACATTTCAAACGCGAATTGCAAAAATACAGGACACAACTCTTCCTTAATTAAATAAATGTTCCAAAAAACAAGTTATTAAAGTGCTTTCATTTGAACGGCAAAAATCGTTATATTTTGCACTATTATGAATATGAGGTTTCCCCTCATGTGTTACGATTTCATCATAAATATGATTTTTTGGAATAAGGTCAATATATTTCAAAATTTTTGATTCAGACAACGGGGTATATGTATTGATATGTTTATTACCCCTTCCTTTATTTAAATTCTCAATAACCGGAATAATGTTTCCTAATCTATCTATATCTATCTCATTTTCCCAACTACAACTAAATGGGCATATATGTTCAATCCAAAAGGTGTGTTTCAAAAATTCACGAGGAACCTTATTTATGTAATAATAATAAATTAAAAACCTTTCGTGTATTTTTCGTGATCTCCGTTTATCATTTTTATCTTTACCATTGGCTCGCGTTTCGTATAGTTTATTATGAATATTTTCATTAATTAAACATTTGATTACTTCCGTCATTATTTCTATATTTATTTTATCAGAAATTTGACTAGGTGTTTTAAGATAATCTTTAGCTTTGTTGTCAATAAATGCGCCACCTGCTTGGTATAATATAGTATCGCTTAATTGAAATGCCTCTCTTTTTTCTTTATCAGAGATACTATTCACACAAAAATGAAATACTAAACATTTTTCAATATATTTTAATATATCATGATCTGGGGTGTTATTTTTAATATAACCAATAATAGATGTTATGATTAAATACAGATTATTTTTTTTCAATGAGTTTAATTTTTTATTACACCCATCAAAAAGATTATTCTTACCCCCAACAAGTTTTTCCATAAATATATTTGTTTTTATATCTTGTAGTAAACTTATTGTTTTAGAAATATAACCCACAAATTCATTTACATTTTCTGATGTAAAGGATCCATTAAACCCACTTTTATAAATAGTTTTATAAACTTTAAAAAATAGAGACAGCCCATCATTATCGGTTTGGTCTATTAAACTACATTTACTATGCGAATAGTTTTGAAGTCCTACCATAAAATCATATGCATTCATAATATCTGTGTTTTCATCATATGTATAACAAGTTAACACTTCGTCTTTTGTTCTTTCTAGGTAAAATTGTTTGATATGCTGTTTAAGTTCAAGTTCGAATAATGGATCATTAATGGTAAAATCTGTTGCTTTATACAACTGACTTGCCAATATTTCCTGTTCTGTTAAACCGCTTTTATACTTATTTATTTTGCAAAATATGTCGGCTAGTTCTTCTATGGTATAACCATCAAATAAATTTACATTGATTTTAACATCAGTATCAAATCGGTCTTTTCCATTTATTTTCATGTTTTTTATTAATTCATCAAAACAAGGCTCTAATTCATCCCTGAAATGTTTTAAATGAGAATTGTAAATTTCACCTTGTCCGTTCTCAATAAAATACTTATTATATTTGAAATCCATTAACTCGCAATATGTCATTTTCTTTAAAATAAACTTGACATCACAAGAAATCTCCTTGTTTAGTAGATTTTTGATAAATGACAACACATTGTCAAGTTTTTCTGGGAATAAACAAAATGGTTCCTCTAAAAAATGAAGAATTGCATTAATTCGGTTATTACCATCTATATTAGATAATTCTTTTCCATTTTGTCCAAATGTAATTGCATGAACGCTGTTGTTCGTTTCATATAAAAAATCTATATAATCTTTCTCACTAGGCACATTTTCTTTTTTGGGCAAAATATCCCACTTACGTTTCCTTTGATACTTTGGTTTTGATATTTCTTTACTTGAAACCTTGGATGCTAGGTGTTTAACAGGCCATTGTTCATTCTTAATATATTTATCCGTAATAATTTCCATCTTTATATAATATTGCGGAACCCTTTAAGTTGGTTTAAACTATATATTCATCGCCCGTCTTCCATCATGTTAAAATAGATCGCGTCTGACATATGAAATGTGATCTGGTGTAATAACAATATAAAAAGTATTTGTTATATACATGATGGACGAAAAATGCATCGAAACAATCAAAAACTTGTGCAAAAAATACGAGGGAAATCCCTACATGTTACAACGGATTGATACTCACATTAATACTTACTTGGAGCCCACATTACAAAACGAAGAACAAAACCGCGAAAAACGCATTGTTCGCACAAATACACTCACACAAGAACAGCAGATCTTTATTCAGGTGTTTCTTAGCAAGAATAACTACTTTTATCTTGCTTATAACAATTGTTTTTATGAATACGACAATAACCATTACAATGTTGTGAAAGAAGATGATATTTTGCATAAATTACTGACAACCATCTCTCAAGATAGAATTCTTCAAGATTGGAAATACAAGACCAAAAATAATATTATCAAACAAATCAAAGAGAGAAACTTGCTTCAGTCAGTGCCCAATTCTGCCACGATTCAATCGGTTTTAAAAGTGTTATATCCAGCATGGTTTCCATCTAAAGACCACGCAAAACATTTTTTGACCATGTTGGGCGACAATATTCTAAAAAAGAATCAAGATCTCATCTATTTTGTGTATGGCAAAGCAAAACAATTGGTGACATTAATTGATACGACCGCTTATATTACCATTGGTTGTGCAAACGTGACACGCAACTTTATAAAATACCACGAATCGCATCAGTATGCAAATAGTAGATTGCTACATGTGAATGAAACGAATGAATCCAAATTAGAGGAAAATATAGGCCTCGACTTGTTGTGCGTCGCAACACATTATTCTACACGTTATGAGAGTGCAGACGGATATCTTCGAACAAAAGCGGGCGACCACTTGAAAAAATATGTCTTGTTTTTGAAGAATAACACACAAGAATCGATCATTGATGTGTTTTGTGCCGAAATGTTAGATATTCCGTCAGATAAAAAGCAGATAGATGGGGACAAAATATACCAAATCAAATGGAAACATATGCACTATCTTTGGAAGATGTATCAATCCAACTTGTTCTTACCGAACATTATGTATTTGAATACATTGAAACAAATTCTCTCTACGAAGTTCGAATACAATGAAGAAACCGATTCTTTCCTAAATGTCACTAGCAAACATTTGCCATTGATACGTAACTTTATTGAATTTTGGGAGCAAAACATGATAGTTGACTTGGGCAATGAACTAGAGATTGATGAGATTTGCGTATTATTCAAAAATGTGAATAGCCATATTCCTGAAAATGAGGTGCTAAAAATATTAAAACACTTCTTTCCAAATGTGGAATTGATGGACGATAAATATGCCTTAAATATCTCATGTATAAAATGGGACAAAAATGCGGATATTCAATCGGCACTGGTTTCGATGAAAAAAGAATACCGCGCAAAGAATGAAGGACTCCTCATATCGTTTGACGACGCATATACATTTTATTGTAACTTGTTCACTTGTAAGTTGATCGTAAGCAAAAATTATTTTGAAAAATATGTATACATGCATATGAATGAGTTTATTGTATTTGACACGTTTATTACAAGTGAATGGTATTATGTGGTTGATTTTTAAATATTATTTTTGCCTAAAGTTTCCTAAATTTATGTAAACATGCGAGTACATAAATTTATTATTTATGGTTTTGTGAAAATTTAACGGCGGCTGCGGCGGCTGCGGCGGCTACGACTAATGCGACGAGTGCGACGACTGCGACGACGTGCCCCTCCAGTGCGGGTACGATAACGTCTGCCTCCTGAACTGATAATTGGGGCACCTCCGCGACGTGTGCGACGTCTACGACGTCTTCCTCCCGACATACCAGCTTCCACCTGAACATCTAAGCTATCACCTAATCCTTGTCCTTGACCATCATAGTTGTCTGGAGATAATGTATAATTAACTCCGTTTCCACCTTTCATTATAAAGTAACATGAGAAAAAATAATATTTATAAATTGAACGTTTTCTAAATAGAAAAGAATAAGTTATAAATATTTAATGTATAATGTTTAATATTTAACGACGAGATTTGCGGGATTTGCGGGATTTACGGGAACGACGACGTCTGCCACCTGACATACCAGCTTCAAATTGAAGCGCATCACCAGTTGTTCCAATTCCTCCCCCATCGTCACTAAATTCTGCGGGCGACAATTCGTAAGAAGTACCACTTCCTCCGCGATGTTTTCTAGATTTGCCCGATTTACCTATTCTAACAAAACCAAATTTGCCCTTTCTAGTTCCAAAACCAGCTTTGACTAAACGATTATCGCGCTTTGCGCTAAAATGCTTCGATTTGCTGACAATACGTCCATTTTTTGTACGAAAAAGCTTATCCTTGGTCAATCCGCCCGAGGTATGATGTGCAGTTCCATTCATGACTTGTACACGAGATCCAATTACCATTTCATATTTTCCTCTAGCAGCTCTAGAAAGTCGAGTCATTATAAAATAACACAAGAAAATAAAACAAAATCGTGCTAAATATTTTACGCAAGTATATGTAAATGATTAAAATCGGTTTCTTATTGGAGGCAAAATACCTCCTGGTTGCCCTTCACGCATTCCATTTGCATCGCCATTTAAAACAAATCTGGTTTGACCTCTTGACGAGGCATTCAAAGATAACCATTGTCCTCTCTGCATAGCATTTGATAGGGCTCCAGTATTAGCACCTCCTAAAGTTCCAGGCAGTTTTTTTTGAATATTACAATTTTCATTTCTGAATTGTCTATATAGTTGCTCTTGTGACGGATAATAAATGCCCTTTATTTTGGGAACAGGACAAAAACGAACTATGTCTGCAGCCCCAGTTGCATTAAGTGCTATATTATCACAATAAGAAGTCATGTCAGCCATATATTATAACTATATGAATTCTTTCAAGTATATTTCAAATAAAATTGAAATAAACATTAATTATTTAATACTATACATAACTATTACTATGGCGGCTAATAACGAAGAACTTGCGCAGAAATATCAACAAAAAACGGACAAGGAGCATATCTTGGCCAACCCTGACACCTATATTGGATCAGTAGAGGAAGTAGACACAGATATGTGGATCTTGGACGAAACAACCCAGAAAATAATTCTAAAAAATATCAGATATGTTCCTGGTCTCTACAAGTTATTTGATGAGGGTATCGTAAATTGTCGCGATCATGTGGTCCGCATGTTGCAAGCCGTTGCAAATAAGCAATCCAACGCGATTCCCGTTTCGTATATTGACATTGATATTCAAGCAGACGGCACAATTGTCATGATCAATGATGGCAATGGAATCGACGTGGCCATGCATCCAGAATACAATATTTGGATTCCTGAACTCATATTCGGTCATTTGCGCACGAGCACAAATTACGACAAGACCGAAAAGAAAATCGTCGGTGGTAAGAACGGATTTGGGTTCAAGCTGGTTCTTATTTGGTCAACGGAAGGATCCGTAGAAACAATTGATCATGTTCGCGGGCTCAAATATATTCAGTCATTCTCAAATAACTTGGATGTTATCGGCAAGCCAAGTATTACTAAATGTAAAACCAAACCTTATACAAAAATCACATTCAAGCCAGATTATCAAAGATTGGGTATCGCGGGTCTATCACAAGATATGATTGGTTTGTTGAAAAAGCGCGTGCATGACATTGCCGCAGTAACAGACAAGGCGCTCAAGGTAAAATATAATTCGCAGGCGGTTCCCGTAAAGAATTTCCAACAATATGTAGACATGTATCTTGGACTCAAAGAAGATAGTCCGCGTGCATATGAAGTCGCAGACAATGAGCGTTGGGAATATGCAGTTGGTTTAAGCACCGAGCACGAATTCCAGCAAGTGTCATTTGTCAATGGCATCAACACGAACAAAGGCGGCAAGCACGTGGAATATATTTTGAATCAAATCACTAGAAAATTGTCGGCATTTATTGAAAAGAAAAAGAAGATAGTTGTTAATGCAAACGCGATCAAGGAGCAACTCATCTTGTTCTTGCGATGTGATATTGAAAATCCCGCGTTTGATAGTCAAACCAAGGATTTCATGAACACGCCAAGTGCCAAGTTCGGGTCATCATGTGTGGTTAGCGACAAGTTTATTGAAAAATTGGCAAAGATGGGTGTGATGGATGCGGCATGTGCATTGACTGAAGTGAAGGAAAACAAGGCAGCCAAGAAAACGGACGGCATAAAAAGCAAGCATATCCGCGGAATTCCAAAGCTGATTGATGCGAACTGGGCAGGCACCGATAAGTCGAGGCATTGTGTCATCATCTTTTGTGAGGGTGATTCGGCCAAGGCGGGTATAGTGTCAGGACTTTCATCTGAAGACCGCAATATGTTTGGTGTGTATCCCATGAAGGGTAAGATTATGAATGTACGCGGTGAGACAACCAAAAAGATTACGGATAATAAAGAGATTACCGAAATCAAGAAGATTTTAGGTTTGGAATCAGGCAAAAATTATAAAGATATTGATGACGTGTACAAGTCATTGCGTTATGGGAAAGTGTTGTTCATGACTGATCAGGATTTGGACGGCAGTCATATTAAGGGACTGGGTATCAACTTGTTCCAATCTGTATGGCCAAGCTTGGCATGTATTCCTGGATTTATTGGTTTTATGAATACACCCATTTTAAAGGCGCGCAAAGGTAACAAAGAACTGGTGTTTTACAATAATGGCGAATATGAAGCGTGGTTAGAAGAGCCAAATAACAGAGATTCAAATTGGAATATCAAATATTACAAGGGTTTAGGTACAAGCACTGGAAAAGAATTTCGCGAGTATTTTGGAAACAAGAAGATAGTCGGATTTCAACACACTGGAACAGAAAGCGACGATGCAATTGATATGGTCTTCAACAAGAAACGCGCAGATGATCGAAAAGATTGGCTAGGCGAATATGATCGTGGAAGTTATTTGGATACAAATCAAGAGAATGTTAGTTACACGGACTTTATTCACAAGGAGCTTATCCACTTTTCCAAGTATGACTGCGATAGAAGCATACCGAATCTGATGGATGGGTTAAAGATCAGTTTACGCAAGATTTTGTATTCAGCGTTTAAGAAAAATTTGCATTCTGAAATCAAGGTGGCGCAGTTTACTGGCTACGTGTCCGAGCATTCTGGATATCATCATGGCGAGGCGTCTTTGAATGCAGCGATAGTAGGTATGGCGCAAAACTTTGTAGGATCAAACAATATTAATCTGCTTGTGCCGAGTGGGCAGTTTGGAACAAGATTACAAGGAGGTAAGGATAGTGCATCAGAAAGATATATCTTTACATTCTTGAATAATATTACGAGGGCTATATTTCCCGCGGTCGATGATAATATTCTGAAATATTTGGATGATGATGGGCAAATAGTCGAGCCGTTGTTCTATGCACCGATCATTCCCATGGTACTGGTAAATGGAACAAAGGGAATTGGCACGGGTTTCAGTACAGATATCATGTGTTATAACCCGTTGAATATTATTGGTTACTTAAAAGCCAAATTGCAGAACAATGTTGAAGAACTGGGTGGCACGGATTTCATCCCGTATTACGAGGGATTTCAAGGGACGATTACTAGAATTTCAGAGGCGTCTGCCACGACTGGAAGCAAATACTTGATCAAGGGAAAGTACGAAATAATTGGCGCAGACAAGATTCGCGTCACGGAATTGCCTGTTGGTTTATGGACGGATGATTTTAAAGCGCACTTGGAGGCATTGACAGAGACGTCGGATTCAAACGGCAAAAAGGTGACACCCATAATCAAAGATTTTGATGACATGTGCAAAGACACAAGTGTAGATTTTACCATTCAATTGCACAAAGGTAAGCTTGCCGAATTGACCTCGAATGCGACAGATCATGGATGCAATGCTCTAGAAAAGATTCTGAAGTTATATACAACGAGTTCAACAAGCAATATGCATTTGTTCGATGCGAATGACAAGTTGAAAAAGTATGCAAATGTAACGGATATCATTGACGACTATTATGAAACACGACTCGAGTTGTATGATACACGCAAGTCATATTTAGTCAAGTCGATTTCACAAGACGTTGCCCTTTTGTCAAACAAGGCCAAGTATATTCAAGAGGTGATCAGCGATACGATTGACTTGCGCAAAAAGACAAAGGAACAAGTGCATGAAATGCTTCTTGGCAAAGGATATGATCAGTTCGGCAAGGAAGCCGATTTCAAATATTTGACAAAAATGGCAATGGACAGCGTGACATCGGAGAATGTTGCCAAGTTGTTGAAGGAACACGGGGACAAGTTAGCGGAACTAGAAAAGATTCAGTCAACCACAATACAAACAATGTGGCTAACTGAACTAGATAATCTGCGTTTAGAGTATATTCAATACACAGAGGAACGTGAAAGAATGATGTCGGGTATTGTTGTAAAGGAGAAAGTTAAGAAAACAATTATCAAATCCAAAGCAAAGGGAAAGCTAGTAATTAACGATTCAAGTGATTAAATTAAAACCAAGGTTTCAGGACCAATTCTTTGTCATTGTCCTTTGCTAGAATAGGATGGGCAATAGGAACATACATGTTACTTGCATCGCTGAGATATTTCATATAACCTTTGGCTTCACTATAGACTTGTTGAATACAGAAATTCAATACCATTTGATTTAGTGCGGTAATTTGATTTGAAATATTACCAGGAAGATTCGCTGAATATTGTAAAAAAATAGAACGCATGACTATCTTTAAACTATCACAATCTTGTGGCCCAATTACATATTGATTGTTGGATTGTTTATATACTCCAGCGCGTATACCATTTTGAACAATTTGAATATTTTCTTTTGAAAAATATGCGTTTGATAAAGGACTATTATCCCATTGACCCTCAAGAGGGTTTCTATAAGTAGAACATTGATGGGCAGGGATTTTATCATACATATTAAAAAGCGACTTTGTGTTAGGGCTCTGTATATCTATTCTACCATTACTCACGTGGTTCATTATATACTATAATACAAAAAAATATATTCTTTTTAATTTATATATGTCGTTTCAGTCAATAGTATTAACATTGGCAGTAGTGCTTCTTTTAATTATTTTAATAGTGATTGGTGTAAATATTAATATGGCTCAAAATAAACAACCTTGGCCACCGAATGTAGGTGTTTGTCCAGATTATTGGATGGATCTAGGAACGGGAGGATCTATATGTACAGTAAATGCAAAAAATAACAATCTTGGTATATCAACGTCTCCTATGGATTTTAGCGGAGCAGCATATCAAGGGAGTGGTGGAGATTGTGCAAAATATAATTGGGCTACTTCCAAAAAAGTGAGCTGGGACGGAATCACCTATGGGGTCCCAAACCCATGCATTAATATACCTAAAAAATAACAATATGAAATGCTAAATAATTCTAACTAATTCTAAATGTTTAGGAATGGTTAGAATTATCAATATCAATATAAATACAAATACAAAAAACATAAAAAGAATATTGAACATATATTATGGACGAATTAAACATCAACAATATATTAAATCGTGAAGCAGAATCAAATAATGTAAAACATCTTTTAACTACATTTGAAGCAAATAAACACGATCCTCTCGTAAAAAAAGGTATTTATGTGTATGGTAGTCCAGGTTGTGGAAAGACGACATTTGTTATGACAATTTTAAAGGAGATGGATTATGATGTCATTAAATATGATGCTGGAGATATACGTAATAAAATGGTGATAGATACGATTACTAAAAATAACATGTCTGACAAAAACATTATGAGTATGTTTCATAAAAAAATTAAAAAGATTGTCATTGTTATGGATGAAATTGATGGAATGAATAACGGAGACAAAGGAGGTATTAATACATTAATTAAATTAATTCGTCCAAAAAAAACTAAAAAACAGAAATTAGAAGAAATAACAATGGTGCCTATCATTTGTATAAGTAATTATCATATGGACAAAAAAATCAAGGAGTTGATAAAGGTATGCAATATTGTAGAACTAAAAGTCCCAACATCATTACAAATGAATACTATTGTGCATAAAATTATGCCAGACATAGAAACCAAGATTATCCCCCATATAAATGAATTTGTTCAAAATGACTTGCGTAAGGTAAACACTATTTTTAATATTTATAAACACAAACAACATGTATTGACAAGCGAAATTATTCAAAATATTTTTCAAATGAAATCATATAATAATGACACAAAACAAATCACCAAAAAGTTGATCACACATCCGTATTTTATACATGAACATGGTACTATGATGAATGAAACTGACCGCACTATAGTAGGACTTTTATGGCATGAAAATATTGCAGATGCTTTTACAAAATCAAAACCAAACGCGTATATTCCATTGTATTTTAAGCTTTTGAAAAACATATGTTTTGCGGATTATATTGACCGCATTACATTTCAAAAACAAATTTGGCAATTTAATGAGATGAGCTCTATTATTAAAACGTTTCATAGCAATAAAATTTATCATGAATCAGATTTATTAAATTCAACTTGTTCCAAGAAAAAGGCAAAATATATTCCAAGTGACATACGATTTACAAAAGTATTAACAAAGTATTCAACCGAATATAATAATTCGACATTTATTCAAATATTGTGCCATCAGCTTGCAATGGATAAAAAAGATTTGTTCTCCTTTTTTTTAGATTTAAGAAGTAAACAAGATGATAATAATATTGAAATTATGGAAATATTTGATAACTGCGATATTACAAAGTTGGACATTAACCGAATTTACCGATATATTGATAAATATATCAAAGAAGATGCGGTAGGTATTGAGTACACTGAAACAGATAGTGTAGACAATATGGAATAAGGGTTTGTTAAGAGGAAGACGATTCAGTAATGTCAATCTTACTTGAGGGAGTTGGGGTAGTGTCTTTCGTAAACTCGGGCAAATCCAATCGTCCAGATGAATTTGGTTTGGCGTACCATCCTAAATCTTTGTATTGTTGTGGTGGTAGTGGTGGTGGTAGTGGTGGTTCTGGTGTCAATGTCCATACTCTTTCAGTATCCTTTCTTCTTTGAATTTCATCTTTGATTAAACCTGATATCTTGTTAGTCAAATGTTCAATTTGGTCCTTCATTTTGAGATTTTCAGCCGTAAGTTGTGCAATTCGCGACTCATAATGATTTCTAATCTCTTGTATTTGTTGTTGTGCCTGTTGCTGCATTTGTTGTTGTATGTTTTGTACTTGGATTTCCATTTCCTTCCGCGATTTTGTTAATGATTCGATTTGTTTCACCACGTCGGGTTTATTCTCGGGACGACCAGGTTGATATGAATCCAATAATTTATCAATATCATTCATAAAAAAGTGCAATATTGTGTCGTCTTTAATAAAATCGGTCACCTTTTTAGTAGATTCTTTAATAAATTTGTTTGGTTTTTCTAATAAAATTTTCTTATCAAACGAATTATGTATGTGCGAAAATACTAAAATTGTTTTTAGTGGGTCAAGTTGAACAAATGGAATCGTATAATTTTTTAAAAATTGCTTTTCCTCGCCAACTGCAGCATCGTTCTCATACTTGGTCTGATTCAATAATTCGCGTCGGAATGCGAATGTCGCTGCGGTCGCGTGATTTGGACCATATGGACCAAACTGAAACATTTTCTGTAAGTGCTTAAAATAGATATTCAATTCGCTTGAACCTGCACACAACGCACGGGGATTTTTTTCTAGTGTTTCTACTGCATGACTTACACGATTCGGTGGATAATAATCATCGTCGTCCATGTAAACTAGTATAGAACCTGTTGCCTTTTCATGCATAAGATTTCGCTTCTCTCCCAAGCTCATTTTTTTCTCATATCGATAATATTTGACTTGAGGAACAGCCGATATGATGTCTTCAATTGGATCCGTTCCATCATCAATAATAATCCATTCTAATCTATCTTTCGGATAATCTTGGCTCTCAAAGCATTTAATAATACATGGGAAAAATGGTCGTCTATTAAAAGTAGGCGTGCAAATACTAACAAGCGGTTTTAAATTGTTTCTTTGTTTTACCATATCAGTATATAAATAATTACACTCGAACTATTTATATTCTATTTTATTTACAAGTTATTTTGATCGGCGCTTTAGTGACCTCTTTAAATTGTTTATTCTGCGAAGTAGATCATCTTTCCTGCCGCCAGTTTGTTCTGCAGGGGTGCTGACTTGTCTAGGTTCTGATTCTGGAGGAGGTTCGGGTGCGGGTGCGGGTGCTGGAGTACTAGCTGTATCAACTACAGGAGCAACTGCTGCCTCCTCAACTGGAGCAGGAGGTTCAGGTTGTGGTTCGCCTTCCTTCGAAGAAGGTTGATCTGGATCAAACAACGTCTTATATATCATTTTTGGAAACCATGTCCAAAACGCGATGATTTGTGAAATATAACTATTTTTGTCAGCTTCTTTCGCTTGTTCCGCTGCTTCTTCCTCGTCGCGTGCGATTGCAGCCAATTCTTCTTTACTTAATTTTCTCTCTGGGCATTTTTTTTCGTTCCTTTCATAGGTGGTTAAAATGTCTGTCGCCATTTGTGGTGGCGCCTTGCTTTTTAGTGTGTTATATAAAAACCATAAACTTGCCAACCCAACAAATATGGGAAATTTTATATCGGTTGAGTTCTGATAAGTTGCATATGTTGTGAAAATGCAAAATAACATCATGAAAACACCCAGTTTTGATTCGATTAATCCTTTTATTGAACTACCAAACCCATATATTGGATAATCTTTCAAATTTTTTGGCTCTTTTTCTATGTCATCTGGATCTATTATTTTTGCTTTCATAAATAATGGTGTTAATATACATATGACTCCGATTATTGCAGGTATAGGAGACATTGAAATAATGATTGCTAAAAATAATCCTATATATAAATAAATAATCGTTCCGAAAAAATTATAAATGCTAGATAATGGATCACATGGCCTCCAAATAGGTTCCGTTGTACTTTTATGTTTATATTCTTTATTATTGTTTTGATTTGATTTCATAAGCCATCCAAGGTTAAGCAGGCAAAAAATAATACTTACAATTATGCTTATAGGATAAATAACAATAGATAAATATTTCAATAAATATGGACCAATCAAAATTATAGCGGATTCGTTCAAATTGCTGTTCATAAAATTAAACAAGCTGTTGGTTACTCCATAATAAAATACAAATATATTCGTGATTACTACACATAAATATTTGACCATCGGATTCACATTTGGATTATATTCAATATTCCGTATTTTATCAAGCAAATAATATTTTCTAGAAGCTTCATTTATTTCAAATGCAATTCGTGTAGCATATGCTATATACCCTCCTTGGTCTTTGTTATATATATAACTAACATCTATATTTGCTTCGGGAGTATTATTATCGTATTTAGGCGATTCTTCTTTCTCTCCTGAAAGTGATGGCATAGATGGTGTATAGGGCATGCATTCAGAATCAGTTGGTAAAATATTGGCTTGCGCTACTTTACATGCAAAAACAACTCTAGAACCAATTAGAAATATAATTATTAACTTTAACAAAAAATTTAGTACATCTTTACCCAGTCCAGACCAGTCGATTACTTTTTTTGGTGCTATTTCTTTTTTTCGTGCTCGATCGATTGCAGATTCGGGTTGGTTATCATTTGTTTGTTCCATAGGTTGTTATATTAAATTGATATAAAAATTACCTACTCAATACCCAAATATGAAAATTTAATATTTGTATTATATAATAAAAGAACTATGCAAAAAGATATGAGGCCGTTGAAAATGCCCATGTTTATCATCTTTGCCTTAATAAGCATATTATTATTTATTGGGCTAAATAAATGGATGAGTTTATTGTTGAAAAATCAAATTGTTGTAGAATGCTTTGCCCAGCCGAATCAAAATATTACTACACACACGGTTGACTTGCCAATTAACACAACGTATAGTTGTAAAAATATGTGCGGTCCATATGGTAGGTGTTCTATTACTGGCCAACGATGTTTGAGTGATATAGATTGTTATGGTTGTAAACCAAGTACTCGTGAAGTGTCAAATACCTTTCTTAACATAAATAAAGTGCAAGGTGAAGATGATGCGGGAAAATATTCCTTTCTCACACCTAATTATTCCGAATTAACTACAGATGTGGGAACACGCGCTAAACTAATATCCCCTTCTGATAAATTTTCTCGACCACCAGATTATAATACTGGTGTGAACATGTGGAGAGCGACTTTTGATGAAGGAACCACATTGTATGATGAAGTATACAAACCTCCGTCCAGTATAGCAAATATGCCAACGTATCCTACAAGATCTAGTTTATCAGGCCAATTTAAAGAAACAGGGCCACTTGCATCGAATGCTTATTTAACTTAATCATTCAGCTTATTTATATTTACATTTATATTTATAGTATATCATAAATCAATATGATATATTAAATCCCCGAACACTTAAAAATGAACAAAATATAATAAACAAGCATAAATATGTTTATTACACTCTTCAAGGGTGTAAAATTGCACTCTAAATAATTTTATTCAACATGCAAATAGATTTAGTAAGCGGCTTGTTAAGATAAATTTTAAACTTATCACCATTTGTTACTTTGTTTATGTCAGTTAACAATAATTTTGTATGCTCGTAAATTGCTACATCACCAAGAATACCATCACCCCCTGTATAGTAATGTAATAAATTAGAGTTATCATAAACCCTCCATTTGATAATGATATTCATATTTGATATATTTTTTTTAATATCTTTTTCATTAATTAAATCGTATATATCGTAAAGAATTATATGTTTTTCATCTTCACTTAAACTTTTGTCAATTTCAATATTGAGGATGTGCGAGAAATTTCCATATTTGCCAATATACTTTTCATACATGGTATCCATATTATATCAATTTTATTTTATATCAATTTTATTTTATATCAATTTTATTTTACGCCCTTGAAGATGTAAAATGTGACATTATAAAAAATTGATTTAAATTATGAATTAAATACATTTTATTACATAACATTATGTATTTTACATTAAAACATATCATACCAAAAGTGCATAATTTAATTATTTCTGGATTTGTTTCTGGATTTTGTGTAGGTTGTTTTCCAAATAAACTTGATATTAATTTTGAAGGCAAAAAATATAATTCCTTGAACATTCCACTAATATCTGGTGTTATATGTTCAACGGGAATTATGTTATCACCATTATTAATGATAAATTATTTTTGTGATAGTACATATTTTGACAGATTAGTTGATAAATATGATATTAATGTGGAAAGATATCATCAATATGATGGAAAAAATAATAAATATGCATATCCATCAATGTTAATTATAAATATAAAATCTAATAAACATTAAAATGCTGTCCCATTGTAAATCTTCAAGGGTGTAAAAAAAATTGATTTGGTTTCTTTGGTTCGCATCTAATTATAATAATTATATAAGAATAATCATGACAGAATTATTCAACTCTATCGAAAATCGCAACTTTAAGGGTTTAGAAAGAGCAATAAATGCAGGTGCGGATATTAATGCCGTAGATGAAGGAGATAATTATACTCCATTAACATTCGCAATAGATACTGGTGACATTAAATATGTTAATCGTATTCTAAAAGCGAAACCAGATATTAATGGTTTAGTGCGCGAGCCGTATAACGCCTACACATTAATATTACAACATTTCGAAACACCATTACAATATGCGTTGCGCACGAATGCACGACCCACCATAGTGAAATCCTTGTTAAAGTTCGGCGCAAATCCGAATATTCATTCAAGGGGACAAGAATCCACGAATGATACTAGAACCCCCTTAATTTTAGCAATACAGAATGGAAATAAAGAAATAATAAAGGCACTATTAGCTGCTGGCGCAAATGTAAACGATACAACTTCCAAGGGGTATACACCATTGTATGCTGTGGCTGCGACTTATTATAATAATAAAGAGATAATTTTAATGTTATTAGAAGCTGGCGCGAATCAAAATGTCAAAATTAATAATCAAACCGCATTAGAGTATCATAAAGAAATATATGAATCGAATAAACCATATAATTTTGATGAATATAGTTATGCCGAACAAAAGAGCATGACAATAAATAGCACATACGGACAACATCTTGTAGCATTAAAAATATATACTCAAAGAAAAGAAAAGAAACAGAAAATAATTAATCGTGAACTAGATGGTCTGCAACAAATAGCTTCAATCAAAAAACTCCCAGAAGATATGTCTCATTATATCAGTTCATTCATTGATGGAAATCCAACAAAATACCATTATAATCGTGCAATTAAACAATAAAAAATAAAAAATAAAAAATAAAAAATAAAAAATAAAAAATAAAAAATAAAAAATAAAAAATAAAAAATAAAAAATAAAAAATAAAAAATAAAAAAACACATATCTCAAATAAAAAGTTCAAAATAAAATATTACGATTATAATAAATATATGAAAATTTTTTATAATGGAATTGGTTGTAATAAAACAGGTGAACATACCGAAAATGAATTTTTGAATATTATGAATAGAGAATTCACGCATAAAAATTGGAGTTATGAATTAGCAAAATTTTCAAGAGAATATCATTGGCAACTTCAATTCAAGGATTATGTTTTACCTGATGATTTTATATTTTTTACACTAACAGAATGGATAGAATATTCAGGTGCTGAAATCGGTGCTTGAAATGTTAAAAGGTGTAAATATTCACATGTGTATAACGAATTATTACTATGGATAATTGCAATGAATCACTACAATGTACGTTTTAAATATACTTTAATAGCATTGATTACATTACCATCTTTACTAACATAAACTAAATAATTGAATAATATGAATAAATTAACAAATATAGAAGTGTTATACATGAATTGTTTTTTTATTCTATGAACACGAATATCGTCTATTTTATTATAATTGGTTTTTTTATACAATGCAAATAACAATAATACTAGCGCCAGTGTGAATAAAAAGGCAGATTCATTGTGTAATTCTCTACTATGTTTTACGTCTTTCATCGTCTGTAATATGTATATGTTTACTGCTGCCAAAAATGAGATACTTAATATTCCATCATTTATGTCTTTCACTTTGTCACTTTCTACGGCTAATGTCGTAACACCCTCTTTTGTATTTATAAATTTGGTTAAATATATATTTATTATGGATAAGAATAATAATGACATCCAAAAATTCTTTTGACCTGAAGCATAGTATAAAAGTAGCGATGATATTATAGTTCCTATACTTACCATGACTATAAATGGGGATTCCATAAATTCAAAATATTTATTTGAATATTGACTTTCAACGTCTAATAAGCTATATTCAATAATTATAACTCCGTCAAACGTATGATCATTATCTAGTTCTTTTTTCCACACCCCAGTAACAACATTTGTTTTTACAGCACGATTCGTATCAGGGTCCAAAGTAAAATGGGCATATATGTTTATGTTATTTTCATATACTGGGCCTTTGTAAATTGTCTCAAGAAAATCCGGGTTTGGTTGAAATAAACTAAACAAAAAGGCATAATTTGTTTGCCTTAATAAATCTACGTAAGACAAACCTAAAATATCTGAATTTTTATTTGCTCTCAATGTATAATGACTATTACTCAAATAGTTTGCCGTGTCATTGACCGACCTCTCGTAAATAGAAATATCGTATTCATAATTTCCATGTGTTACTATTGGGTGTTTATTATTATAGTTAATCCAATCAACATAATCCATGCGATCTAACATTTTCATCCTAGAAGATATTTCTTGGGTAAAAACCTCTGCTAATTCTGGTTTATGAGATAAATTATACCTCATTTGTTCGGTATTAAAACCAGTTATTAATGATTGCCAATCTAATATATAATTTTTCACCACATACATTTGAAGAATCACAAAACAGACATATACACCAATTAAAATATTTGGTTGATTCATATATATTATATTAACTATAGATATTTTTTTGTATAATATTCATTTACTTGCAAACTTTCCATCATTTTCAACAATATACTATAATATTTATGTTGCGTACATGAGTCCGCAATTGCCACCCACAAAAGTAATCATGTTTATTCTCTCTTCAAAAAAATGCAGATCGAAATTATAGTCGTAAATTCTCCATGTTGGTTTGTTTATGCCTATAATCTCTCCCGAATTCGGATCACATATGGTAAGCACTTGTGCAAGTGGGTCTAATTGGGGTATTGTTGTGGTAAATTCCAACTCAATCGTATTAAAACGATTCATATTAGTTGCCCCTGCGGGTTGATTATCTGAAAATAATGCGCCCGAATTCATACTATAGTTGTAGCAATATAATCCAACGGGTGCAAATCCAGGCGTGCGAATATATTTTTCAATATAATTATATACACCCGCAGGTTGCAGATTCTCTCTGTATTCTCCGTCAAACAAAATCCCAAGTTCTACTAAAATTGCCTTGGTGTTTTGACTATTATAATCACCAGTCAACATCAGACCTGTTTGATAACCATCTGGGTTGACGCCAGGACCAATCGGTACGCTAATAGGATTACCTGATGGATCTAATTCAATCACATTATATGTTCCATCTGTTGGAGCTATAATCAGATCTGACGGCAAATAGTTATACGGCCAATTTGTATAATTACTCCACTCATTACGCAAGTTTGCATCACTTCGTTGGAAATAAAACAAATAATCTGACACTAATCCAAGTGAGTCCAGTTGAACTCTGTTGGGTCCAGTTACATTATAAAAAATATTCTCATGTACTTGCTTAAATATATAATTTTGTTCGTTCATTGCAAACAATCTCGACTCATCATTAGAGAGAAAACAATATGTACAATTCAAATGTATATCTGCGTTCCATATAGAACGTTTGTCGATATATGCTGCGGACGACAATGTAATATCTGGTGGAGGTTGAACAAATCGATACATTTGCATTTGTTCTAAATTAAAATTCGGTGCCACATAAGGATAATTGTAAAACGGATCGAAAACGTCACGTATCGTAAACAACTGATTAATTGGACGAAATGTGATGTTAATAAACAACTCATTATACTGCAAAGCTATGAGCGGAAATGCACGCTGGGTTTTATTGCAAAACCAAGCATTTAATGGAATGTAAATAGTTCGTCCACGTATAGAAGGTTCAGGACCCGCATTGGAGTCAGTATAAAATGCATTTGGATATGAGTTGACACGAGAACCACTATTACCTGGATCATTCATATCGGGCGTAGCACCACTCATAGCATTCAACAATAATCGCTTTGTTCCGTTTGCATCGCGTTCAATTTGTGATAATATATAATCCCCTGAAAATTCTTGCAATCGTTGATTTCCACATGTAATAGTTACTTTGCTTATCATCTTTATACCCAAATTGTCTATCCATTTGAATTCATATGGCGCCCATTTATTTCCCGTTTCTGGTGTAGGCGGCCAAATTGGTGACCAAATATTAGGCATATCAACTGATATGTAACTATCCATCAATAAATCGGCATATCTAGGCACCTTGAATGTAAAGGTGGATTCTTCAGTCAAATTCAGTGTTCGTGCACCTTCATAATCCACGCGAAATTTTTGCATTCCGAAATTGGTAATTTTAGAATATGTACTCTTGAAAAAAGTTTTTGAAGGATTACCATATAATATAATAGATTGTTGACCTTCGCTAATAAGAGATAATAAACCCCCAGCCATATCGTTATTAATATATACTAATATTATTTAACTCTTTTCTTTGGATAATATAATATATATTTATAACAGATATGGAAAATTCGATATTTTACACAATTGTTATAGCAGTAATTACTATTGGCGTAATTATTGCAATTTATGGGTCAGATTATCTAAATAATTTAGAAGCCAAGGCATGCAAATCGCTTGGTACAATTTATGCAGATCTTGATGGAAAAATCAGTTCTATTACAACAAACCAAAGTAAAATCAAGGATACTCCCAACAACTTTACTTATACGTTAAAAGATTATTATATTAAATCCGCATACAACGCTTGTAGTGTCGGTTTTTATGAGAATGATACGGTTTCTACATGTATATTGAAAGATATTTTAAAGCAAGGAGTTCGGGGATTCGATTTTGAAATATATTCAATCAAGGATGAACCCGTTGTCGCGACCTCTATTGGAAAAAGTTTTTATGTAAAAGATACATTTAACTCTGTCAATTTTTCTGACGTATTGTCAATCTTTAAAAATTTTGCATTTTCAACCAGTACCGCACCCAATCCGAATGACCCTATCATATTGCATTTAAGAATCATGAGTAACAATCAGAGAATGTATACACGTATGGCTCGACTATTTGAAAGCATAAATAGTTACTTGTTAGGTAAGAGCTATAGTTTTGAAAATAAAGGCAGAAATTTAGGAAATGTGCCATTATTAGATCTAGCTGGAAAAATAATTATCATAGTGGATAAATCAAATTCGGCGTTTATGGAAAATGAGGATTTTAAGGAATATGTTAATATGACAAGTAATTCGGTTTTTATGCGAACTCTTAAATTTACAAGTGGTGTCAAGTACACTCCCGATATTGATGAAATGAAAACGTATAATAAACAAAATATGACCATCGTTTTGCCCGACGAAGGTGCTAATCCTGAAAATCCTGGAAGTTTGTTATCTAGAAGTTTGGGATGTCAAATGGTGGCAATGCGATATCAAAAGCAAGATAGTAATCTTGCCGAAGATACAAATTTTTTTGATGTAAATGGACATGGATTTGTTTTGAAACCAGTGGAATTGAGATATGTACCAGTTACTATTCCTGCTCCTCCGCCGCCAAATCCAAAACTATCTTATGCTCCACGTACTATTGAAGTTCCAGGGGGTCAATACTCCAATTAAAAAATGCGACTATCATAAAAAAATATAACCCCGACCCCGTGTTTATATTTTTTTATTTTTGCATTTCATATTTTGTAAGACCGAATAACAACTCTATCGGATCAAACTTCAGCAAATACTCTTTTTCTATTTTGGTTAATCTATTTGGACCACGGCTCTCCAAAATTTCCCCTTTATATTCGACTTGTAGATTTTCATGCAGCTCGGGCATATCCGTAAATATCTGATGATAAAAGCAGAGCAACATGTCGTACTTGTCCAATTGATCTTTAGGAATATCAAATGTATTAGTTGTCAAATATTCATTTTGCTTCAACATTGCAAGCAATATGTATAGTGTCCAAGATTGGCAAAAGACGTCGCCTACATCAATTTGGGCGGGGGTGACGAGAGAGACAAACTCTGTAGTATATCCTTTTCTTTGAAAGAAGGGAACTATCACCTCAATCGATATCTCTGCAAAATAGATACCAAAATTATTCTGCTTGCTTGAATCGTATGCTGGATCAATAACGCTCACATGTTTTAAATTATTGTCGATAATGTAACTTTGAAAATGGGTTTCGTTGTCACATGGTGTTTTTTGAATGTTCGATGCAGTGAAAACAATCTTGTCTGGTTTTGTGCAGATCTTTGTGCAATATTTTCTAATTTCATTCGCTTTATCTTCGCGTTTCTTACCTGTTTCAACAAATGCGTCAAATGTGCGAATACATTTCTTGGACGCATTGCTTATGGTTGGATAATAATACAATATAATATATCGGCGGATGCTTTCATCCCCCAATACAATTTTTAGGGCATGCAACATCCAACCCACTGCTTTCTCTTGTTGATGACTCATATTGATTCTGTGTTTGTATACATTACTTCTATATAATAATGTTTCAATTTTTTTTAATTTAGTGCGACAAGTGAATATATTTTATAAGTATAATATATAATACCTTATGAAAGTAAAAAGTATATGTGATAATAAAATGACGTTTGAAGAATGCGAACTCGCGATTCTGCGTACATCGATTGATTTAGCACAAGAAAAAATAGCCAAACGTGTAGTATCTTCACCAAGCATACAACAAATGACCACAATAGTAGCAGACTTTATCAAACGAAAAAGGTTAATTCCGTATGGTGGTATAGCAATTAATAATATTTTACCCAAGGATGAGCAATTTTATGATGAAGAGACCGAGATTCCTGACTATGATTTTTTCTCTCCAAACGCAATGGACGATGCCAAAGAACTGGCGGATATTTATCACAAAAAGGGGTTTGAACAAGTGGAAGCCAAAGCTGGTCAGCACTTTGGGACCTACAAGGTATTTGTGCAGTTTATACCCGTTGCGGATATTACTTATATTCCCAAACCATTATTCAATTCTCTTAAAAAACACGCTATACGCGTCAATGGTATTTTGTATACTCCGCCCAATTTTCTCCGCATGTCAATGTATCTAGAGTTGAGTAGACCTGCAGGGGATACTGGGCGTTGGGAAAAGGTGTACAAGCGTCTCCGTCTATTGAATAAACACTACCCCATGAAAAATACCAAATGTAATGATACTGATTTTCAGCGACCGATGGAAGCTTCACCTAATGAAGTAGAAAAAATTTTCAATATTACCAAAGATATATTAATCAATCAGTCGGTTGTGTTTTTTGGAGGATATGCTATTGCAATGTATTCTAAATATATGCCTACAAAATTACAGAAGAAACTCAAACAAGTACCAGATTTTGATGTTCTCTCTAATGACCCAAAAACAACTGCAGAAATCTTGAAGGAACGTCTTATAGATAGTGATATTAAAAACGTCAAGATAATATATCATAAACCCGTTGGCGAAGTAATTCCCGAAAATTATCAGGTCAAAATTGGAAAAGATACGATTGCTTATATTTACGCGACTATTGGTTGCCATAGCTACAATACTATTGATGATGGAGATAAGGAAATTAAAGTGGCTACCATTGACACAATGTTAAGTTTTTATTTAGCTTTTCTTTATGTATATAGTTTCGAGGGATATAGCGACCGAATTCTTTGTATGGCCAATTTTTTGTTTGACGTACAAGAGAAAAATCGATTGTCGCAAAAGGGATTATTGCGACGATTTAGTATTACTTGCTACGGACACCAAGAAAGTTTGGAGGAAATGCGTGCACACAAAGCAGACAAGATGAAAGAGTTGAGAGATAACAAAGGCACTAGAATTTACGATGAACATTTCTTGGTTTATAAACCTGCAGATGCAAAAAAAATAAATTATAATCCGAAATCAAAGTCCATGTCAAAGGCCAAAACAAAATTAAAATCAAAAACAAGTGATAGTACTAGTTCAAGTACCAGCACTAGTTCAGGTACAAGTACAGGCACCAGCTCAGGCACCAGCACAGGCACCAGCTCAAGCTCCAGTTCTCATGGCTATATACCACGACGCGGATACAAAAAACGAACGCGTAATAAGAACAAAAATAAACAAATATTTTTGAAACGAAAAACGAAGAAAAATAGAAAAAGACGTCAATGATCAGTTGAAACAAAATAAAATTGTAACATATTGCTACAATTTTATTTTTCAAAAATATAAGCTCGTCTATATATAGCAACGATGACCAAAGAATACGAGGCAAAGTTTCTGAATATTGATATAGATTCTATAAAAAAGAAATTACGAGAGAACGGCGCAACGAAGGTACACGATCCTCTCAAATTTTATCGATTGATTTTTAAACGATGTGAAGAAATAGGTGATAAACCTGGATTTGTTCGGATTAGAGACGAAGGTAAAAAAATTACAATGACGACGAAAGTTTTTAATGACAAAAAGTTTCCCGAAGAACGTGAGGTAACTATTAACGAATCGTTTGACAAAGGATGTGAATTTTTAAGAGCCATCGGCATTCAAGAAAAATCTTATCAGGAGACCATGAGAGAAAAATGGTCTCATCCATTAGCTCATGAAATAACATTTGACATTGTACCAGGACTACCAATTTACATGGAGATTGACTGCACAAGTGAGGCAAACCTAAACAAACTGGTCTCTCTACTTGACCTAGACAAGACCAATATGAAGTATGGGTCTTTTGATAAAACATATACAGAGTATTACGACATTCCATCAGATACTATCATTAATAAAACGTCGTCGCTAACTTTTAAAGATGTTGGTACACAAATCAAACCGAATAAAAATATAGAATTATTTCGCGAAATTACCAAACTAAATAACATGATCGATGAGAGAAAGATGAATGCATACTATAAAAAATACAAAACGCTTATTTATGATAAATTTCTTGCAAAAGATGACACCATTCAATCAAAAAGTAAACGTACTAGACGTCGCAATCGAGTGCACCGACGAAGGTTTACGCAACGTAAATAATTAGAGACGTTACAACATAGTTTAGAAATAATTTGATAATAATTTGAAAATATATATAATAAATATACGAATTATTGTGTTAAATTATGCAATAAAACATATGTAGTTGTGTATATGAGCGATAAAGTCATACATACTGGTCCTGGGGCAACAATAGTATCTGCTTTTATGACGAACATTAACTATCGAGCAGACAGGTCGTACGATAAATATCTTGTACTGGCGAAACAATTATTAAAAGTGCCTATCAACAAAATAATATTTGTAGACAAGTCAATAATGCATCATTTTACCGAATTTGTAAATGAAAATACTACTATCATACCATTTGTGAAGGAGGGGAATTACTTGTACGAATATAGAGATAAACTCACTGAATTTAAATTGAATACTAAAAATCCTGCAAAAGATACTATTGAATATATGTTTACCATGTGCTACAAGACAGAATTTGTACGAAAAGCCATACAAATAAATAACTATAATGCAAGCCAATTTATTTGGCTAGATCTTGGAATTAAACATATGATGAATATTACTGAAGCAGAATTTGCTAAAAAAATTTTGCGATTACAATATTTAGAGTATCCAATTCACATTAGAATTGGTACGATTTGGAATCCAGATTTTAATTACGACATTGATTTGTATAAGGATATATGTTGGTGTTTTGCGGGTAGTATATTTGGTGGAAATATAAAATCATTGTTAGAATTTGCAGATTTAACAAAAGAAACCAGTATGAAAGTTATTAATGAGAAAAAGAGTTTGATGTGGGAGATAAACATATGGAAATTAATTTATAACATGGATAGATGGAAATTTTTGTATTATACGTGTAGTCATGATAATTCTATAGTTGATAATTATTAATTTCAAGGTTGTAAATGCTTGCTATATTGTTATTGGTAATTGTGTCAAATCTTTTTTATAATTATATATGTATATACCAATGAGTGGTAACAGGGGGTACCAAAATTATTTGGAGTCTATTAAAGCTTGCCAAGCTGATAATAGACAATGTCCTCCAACTCCACCGGGTGTAATACCTGGACCAACTGGGCAACCAGGTCCTCCAGGAAGGCAGGGGCCTCCAGGTCCTCCTGGACCTCCAGGACAACAAGGGAATAAAGGGCATGTTGGTAGTACTGGAGCACAAGGTTCAGTTGGCCCAACTGGTTCTGTTGGAAGTATAGGTTCTTCGGGAGGTATTGTGTTATTTATGAATATAGACGAAATTGTCACCTTTAATTCTATAAATTTTTATAATATAGATTCACTATTATACGATTCTTGTAGTCCTACTATTAAATCTACACGAGTAACAGATGATGTTCAAGGAGTCAGTGTGCCGCAAATTCCTTTAAATGGTGATTATTATACAGGTTCTGAAATTCAGTTTGCTCTAGTAAGCAACTTATTATCATCTACTATTATTCCTCCTGGAAGATGGGACATGCATATTTGGGTGAGGTGTGCATTTCAAGATATTATTAAATTGCAATGGACTTTATATTCACAAGATGAAAATGGAACGTTTTCACCCAATCCATTTGCAGTTTCTGAATTAAAACATATTGAAAATGCATCTCAAATAGCTTCTACCGAAATTATTATTTCATTATATATTGACAAGCCAGTAATATTATGTGATAATAGTACACAAATATTACTTGGTTTAAAGGCATATACAAATGTTACAACAAAACCATCTGTATCTTTATATTTTGAAAGTTCTAATCCGTCTTTTATACGAACCACATTGGTTCCTATTGGACCCACTGGTCCAACGGGTATAACTGGACCAACAGGTATAACTGGCATAACTGGTCCTACTGGAATAACTGGCCCTACTGGTATTACTGGAATGACTGGTATTACTGGTCCTACTGGACAAACTGGGCCAACTGGACATACTGGTGATATTGGTCATACTGGTCATACTGGAGATATAGGACCAACTGGTTTTATTGGTACGACTGGTCCAACTGGAACTGCTGGTATACAAGGTTTAGATGGGAACTCTTCTCTTTGGAATTATACAAATCCATTTACTATTAATCCAACTCCTACAAACTTTAAAACTGGTGATAGTTTTAATAATACAGATGCGTCATATAACACTTTAACTCAAATCAAAATAAACTATATTGATGATTATGGATCAGATTTACAAGCTTGGTTGGAAAACATTGGCATAGATAATATACTTAAAATTAGAAGAAGAGATGTTGTGAATGATTATGCATTTTATAGAGTTTTATCAAATGTTACAAATGGCACTGGTAGTGAGGCCGGTGTATTAATTGGGTTAGAGTTTATCTCTAAAGGACAGGGAGATAATCTATATACGGGTCTTTATAGTATCGGGTATATGCTTGATGGGTCAACTGGTGCTACAGGACCTACTGGTGTTACAGGACCTGTTGGTTCAGATGGTGCTACTGGTGCTACTGGTTTTATTGGACCTACTGGTTCTGATGGTTCTGCTGGTTCAACTGGTTTTACAGGACCGACTGGTCCAACTGGATCTATTGGTGTAACAGGTCCAACTGGCCCAACTGGATCGACTGGCCCAACTGGTCCAACTGGTATCACTGGTCCAACTGGATTAACTGGCC